GAGAATTGGCCAAGGAAAGTGGCTATAGCTTTGATGATATGAAAAAGCTAGTAAAAGATAAAGCAGGATTACTTATACTTAATGATTATAAGTCTTTTGCTGAATGTGATAAAAGTGAATTAAGTTTGGCTATTCAAGCCTGTATAGAAATAGGTGAGTTCTATAATGTCAATCTTCATTAGATTCATTAAGCTTTTCAGATAGCTCTGCCTTTAAAGAATCAATATCAATTTCTTTTTCAATAAAAGCATTTTTTTCAACACCTTGCTTTTCTATTTCAGCTACTAATAAACTTAATGTATAAAAAAGCCTTTGGGTATCATCCATGTCTTTGTATTCTTTAGCAACTATTTGTTTTACAAAGACATCAGGATTAGCGGAATTATCATAAAGAACTTTAAATACTGTATAAAGAGCAGATTTACACATCATGTAGTAAGTTTTATTTACTTTTACATCAAGCATTGCATCATCCTTAAGTTCTTTTACTTTTTGAGATTCCATTATTTAAATTTTTATAAATATATAAAAAATATGAAACAAATTATAGACATAGAAGAAATTAAAGAAAAAATAGTTAAGAAGTTAGAACCATCAGGTTGGAGTAAACCTCTTAAATCTTTTATATTTAGTTCTGATTTTGAAGATATAATCAAACAATTAGTTACTTTATCCAAAGATGGTAAAAGATTTACTCCAAAACTAAGTCAGTTATTTAGAGCATTTGAAGAATGTCCTTATAATGAACTTAAAGTAATTATTGTAGGTCAAGATCCATATCCTAAATTAGGAGTGGCAGATGGTATTGCATTTAGTTGCAGTAATACAATGGAGCAGCAACCAAGTTTAAGATTTATTTTAAATGAAGTTAATAGAACTGTATATGACGGAGTAGGTCAGTCACATGATCCAGATCTCACAAGATGGGCTAACCAAGGTATATTAATGCTAAATACTGCACTTACAACTACTGTAGGTAAAGTAGGACAACATTATCCTATATGGAAACCTTTCCTGGCTTATTTGTTTGATTATCTTACATTTGCTCATACAGGACTTATATATATTTATATGGGTAAACAAGCTCATGAATGGAAAGATTTAGTAAATGATATGAACTATAAATTTCTAATCAGTCATCCAGCAAGTGCTGTATATAATAAAGGACAAGTTTGGGATTGTAAAAACGTTTTTACAGATGTTCAAAAAATTTTAAAAGAGAATAATAATTTTTCCTTAATTTGGTAATATGGATGAAATATTTAATAAACTAATACAGGAGAAGCTAACACCTAATTCCTTATATGTATTACACTGTATAAAAAATAAAGTGTCTGTATCAAAATCTTTAGCCAGTTCGGAGCTAGAAGTTCATAGATTAAAGAGTGAGGGTTGGATCAATGAAAACTTGCAATTAACTAGTAAAAGTCTTATCTTTATGGAAGAATTAGGCTCTTATTTCAGAAAGAGCAAGAAGAAAACTTCTAAAGATTTAATGGGTGATAGTTTTGATGTTAACATAAAGTTATACAACTCTTTATTTCCTGCTAAAAAGCTTGGAAGTGGTAAGTATGCAAGAACAAATGTTAAAACTTTAGAAGCAAGTTTTAGATGGTTTTTTGATACTTATGATTATGATTGGCATACAATATTATTAGCAGCAAAAAAATACATATTTGAATATAAAATAAAAAATTATGAATACATGAGAACATCCCAATACTTTATTAGAAAACAAAATACAGACAAATCATTTGAGTCTGATTTAGCCACATACTGCGACATGTTAAATGAGGTTGATTCTAATGAAGAAGACATATTCAAAGATAAAATAGTATAATTTGGAACAATTCAATGGTGCAAAGCCTCTAAAGGCTATTAGTAAAGTACGTGCTTATGAGAAGGCCCTTTTAGAAATGAGAGGGAGAATGGATGGTAGAATCAAAAGTCTTACAACAGCATGGCCTAAATTTAATGATGCTACACTAAATGGTTTAGAGTGGAATACTCTTACTGTAGTTGGCGCTAGACCTGGTGTTGGTAAAACTTTGTTTATGGAGCAACTTGTTACAGAAGTTATTGCTCTTAATAAAGATCAAGACTTTCAAGTTCTACAATTTCAATTTGAGATGCCTGAAAAAACTCTTGGTATGAGAGCATTTTCAGCTATAACTCAGAAAGATTATGGTGTCCTTCATAGTAAGTATGAACCTTTACAAGAAGAGATTTACAATAAATGTAAACAATACACAAGTACACTTAATAGTAATAATAAAGTTTTTTCAGTTTATAGACCGTGTACTGTTAATGAATTCTGCGCAAGTATACACTACCATTTTGAACAAAATGCTGTTTTAAAAAATGGTAATAAAGTATACCCAAAATTATTGGTAACAGTAGATCACTCAGCGTTATTTAAAAGAGATAAGCATGAGAAAGATAGATTTGAAATGTTATATAATTTAGGTGAAGCGCTAACCTTTATGAAAAGAAGTTATCCACTGTCATTTGTTATTCTAAGTCAGTTAAATAGAAACATTGATGACCCTAAACGTGCTGTAGAAGGTACATATGGTAACTATGTTTTAGATTCTGATTTATTTGGAGCAGATGCATTATTACAACATGCTGATATAGTGTTAGGTATTAATAAACCTGCTGCTAGAAAGATTAGATACTATGGTCCAGAAAGAATGCAAATAACTGACCCAGAGACTTTAGTATTTCATTTCTTAAAATGTAGAAATGGAGACACTAGAATAAGTTTCTTTAGGTTGGATAGAGATACAATAAGAATAGTAGAAATGAATACACCAACACAAAATAACAAATTACAGGTATGAGTATAAGACAAGAGAATCAAAAGATTCTTATGGCAACACACTTGCCAACATTTAAGAGGTTTAAGATTATTGACCCTTATTTTATTGCTAAGTCTGCATGGGCTCCTCCAGGAGAAGCATTAAAGATGCAGTTTTTTCCTAATGAATTAAAGCAAGGAAGAGATATCTATACAGAGCTTAGTGATTTTAATGGGGTATCAGAAGATCCAACGCACACGTTGTATAAATTAAAGCATAATCCTTTTTATGCAGAAGAGTATCCTTTGGAGCAAAAAACAAGTAAGTCAGGTAATGATTATGAAGTATACGTTATTCCAATTGAAGAGTTAGTTGCTATTGATAAAAATACAGGTAAAGAAGTACCTTATACATCCTATCAAGAATATCTAAAAAATCCTTCTAAGCAAGAAGTAGAGACTCAAGAAGCAGATTTTCCAGATTTTGGTAAAGAATATCTTGATGTCGGATTAAAGAAAAAAGAAGAAGAGAATCCTAACTATGTTCCTTGGAAAGAAGATGATAAAGATCTAAAAAACTTTCCAGATTGGTTAAATACTCTAGATAGAATAGCAAGTGCATTAGAAAAAATAGAAAAGAAGATAAAATGAGTATAGTACTTCCAACAAAAAAAGTAAAAAAAGAGAGAGTTAATCCTAAAAGATTAATAATCTACAGTAAACCAAAGACAGGTAAAACAACTGCTTATGCAGGCTTAGAAAACAATTTAATATTGGATCTAGAGAATGGTAGTGAGTATGTCGAAGCTTTAAAAATGAAAATTAATAATCTTCAAGAGCTTTTAGCAGCTGGTAAGGCCATAAAAGATGCAGATAAACCTTATGATTATGTTACCATAGATACAGTAACTGCATTAGAAGAAATGGTAATGCCTTTAGCATTAAAGCTTTATAAAGCTACAAGCATGGGTAAGAACTTTTCTGGTGACAATGTAACTACTCTTGCAAATGGTGCAGGATATTTATATATTCGTCAAGCTTTCTTTCAAGTTTTAGATTTTATTGATACATTAGCACCCCACATTATTTTATCTGGTCATATTAAAGACAAAGTAGTTGATGATAAAGGTGAGCTAGTCATGGCTGCAAATATTGATTTAACAGGTAAAATAAAATCTTTAATATGTGCTAATGCAGATGCTATTGGTTACATGTTTAGAAAAGGTAATCAAACAATCATCAATTTCAAAAATGATGATAATGTAACATGTGGAGCGCGACCTATCCACTTAAGAGATGAACAAATAGTCATTTCTGATATGAATGAGGAAGGTGAGATAACAACTCACTGGAATAAAATATACAAATAATTAATTAATAACTAAAAAACAAAAATCAATGGCTTTAAGTACAACAGATTTAACTACAGAAGGTGGTGGCGGAATGCCTAAAACAATTGCTCCTGGTAATCATGAATTAAAAATTAACAGTCTTAGACTAGATGAATTTAGATTTATAGAAGGTGCATATCATTTATTGATAGAGATGGAAACAATGCCTATAGAAGGTTTTGAAGGATTCATGAGAGATAGAAATGATGAAAGCAAAGGACGGTATGAAGGTCAAATTGGTAGAGTCAAAGCTAGTCAATATGCTTTTGCTGATGGTGAAACTAAATCAGGTATTAAAATTCAAAGAGATAGATCAGTACTAATGTTTCTAAAAAACTTATCTAATGCTCTTGGA